TTCAGTCATCATATAACATGGTTTAGCTGGTAAATGTATTTGTTAACCATTAACGGTGTAATTGTTAAATTGAAGATTTGGATTTATTTAAGGTATTGCTGTCTAAAACAAAATCTTCTGCCAAATCTTGTCAGTAACTTCTTTGATACCAGATAGTCCGTTCGTGGATTATTCGGTATCTTTATTTTCGTAACGTAAAATAGTGTGCCAATGGAGATAATTTATAGAAAAATAGAAGACCTTAAAAAACTGGGTAACAATCCCAGAACCATATCAGAGGAGCAGATGCGGATACTCAAAGAGTCTATTCATAGTAATCCGGACTACTTCGAGGCACGTCCCATCATACTCTCTGACCGGACTGGGGAACTGGTGATTATAGCCGGAAACCAACGGTATGAGGCCAGTGTAGAACTAGGACTTTCTGATGTGCCGACGGTTCTGCTTCATGGGTTGACAGAAGAACGAGAACGGGAGATTATTATCCGTGATAACGTGAATAATGGTACATGGGACGAAAAACTATTGAAGGAGTGGAATGCAGAGTCTTTGATGGATTGGGGATTAAACTTTGATTTCGACTATGATAGTCTGGTAGATAGTGAAAGTGATGCCCGGAATAAATACACGAAAAAGATTGAAGCTCCGGTGTATGAGCCTAAAAACCCTGTATGCCCGGAAATAAATTCTCTCTATGATAAAAGCAAATATGAAGAACTGATTTCGGAAATAGATAATTCAAACGTTCCGGAAAATGTGAAGTCTTTCCTTCGGATAGCTGCATTGAGACATATTGTATTCGATTACGGACGGATAGCAGAGTTCTACGCCCATCAGGAGAAAGAGATTCAGGAACTGATGGAAGCGTCTGCGCTGGTGATAATAGACTTTGATAAGGCGATAGAGAACGGTTATTCCAGATTCAAGGAAGATATTTATGAAATAATGCTGGAGGATACTGAAGATGAGGAGTGATTTTGCAGCATTCATACTGACGCATGGCCGTGCCGGTTCCGTCATTACAGATAAGACACTGCGGAAGTGTGGCTATACGGGACCGATTGTTTATGTGATAGACAATGAAGATAAAGTGGCCGCAGAGTATTACGCGAAATATAAAAACGTTGTAATGTTCGATAAACCAAAGATTGCAAAGACTTTTGATGAAGCGGATAATTTTGATGATCGCAGAGCTATTGTTTATGCGCGTAATGCTTGCTTTCAGATAGCAAGAAAACTTGGCTACAAATACTTCATAGAACTGGATGATGATTACGATGTGTTTTCTTTTACTTATGGTAGAGATGGTATAGTCAAACAGAGGGCGATAAAGCAATTGGACGTGGTATTTGAAGCTATGCTACGTTTTTATGAAAGTATTCCGGCTCTCACTTTGGCTATGGCTCAGAGAGGCGATTTTGTAGGAGGAAAGGAGAACGATATTTTGAAAGGCGAGAAGATGAAACGGAAAGCGATGAATTCTTTCATCTGTTCCGTAGATAGACCGTTTAAATTCGTTGGTCGCATTAATGAAGATGTGAACACCTATACCACGCTTGGTAGCAGGGGATGTCTACTTCTGCAGGTTCCACAAGTGGCGCTAAACCAGAAGCAGACGCAGAAGAATAAAGGAGGTATGACGGATATATACATGAGTCAAGGAACATATGTCAAGAGTTTTTATACGGTTATGATGATGCCATCCTCTGTGAAGGTGGGCGTGATGGGCCATAGCGAGGAAACGAAAAGATTACACCACGTGATTAATTGGAATAACACTGTTCCTAAGATATTGGACGAACGATTCAAGAAGAAATAAGATGGCGGCACCAACTGGAAATAAATTTTGGATGTTAAGAAGTAAGCATGGAAGGGATAAGCTCTTTTCTACGCCGGAACTCTTATGGGAGGCGGCATGTGAGTATTTCCAATGGTGTGATGAAAATCCCTGGTTGTCCAAAAAGGCCATTCAAAAGACTGTTCCGGTAAAAAGGAAAAAAGGGAAGAAGGTGGAGACAGTCAATGAGCAACAAGTACAACAAGAAGTTTCCCCGACTTCCCGTCCGTATTCCCTAACCGGGTTCTGTATTTATGTAGGTGCTTCTTCCAAGTGGTGGAGCACTTTTCGTTCCGAATGTAGAAATAAGAATGATGAAGATTTTTTGGAGGTCATCGCACGCGTGGAGGAAACCATCGAAACGCAGCAGTTTGAGGGAGCGTGCGTTGGAGCTTTCAATGCGAATATCATTGCCCGAAAGTTAGGGCTTGTTGACAAGCAGGAGGTGGACCATACGAATGCAGGAAAAGAGTTCAAAGGATTTAATTTTCTACCATATACAGAAGATGCGGAGAAAGTCAAGTAATGGGATATAAGGTCAATATAAAGCAGAGGTTAGCCTATAACTACCTTCGTGACGATGTTACGAAGTTTCTGTGTTATGGTGGCGCTGGTGGAGGTGGAAAGTCATGGCTTGGGGGGGAAAGGCTTTTGCAATGTGCTTACTATCTCCCGGGCACTCGATGGTTCGCTGGCCGAAATAATTTGAAAGATAGCCGTGAGTCTATCTCTGTCACTTTCGACAAGGTGGCAAAGTGGCATCGATTCACTGACTACAAGCAGACCAATGACGGTATACTTTTAGGGAATGGGTCGGAAATCATCTTTCTTGACTTGACATATTATCCCGTCAAAGACCCGATGTATGAGCGATTGGGCTCCAAGGAGTTTACTGGAGGGGGGATTGAAGAAGCCGGGCAGGTTCACTACCTCGCATTTGAGGTTTTGAAGACGCGTATAGGACGGCACTTGAATGATGTGTATGGAATATCCGGGAAGATACTTATCACTTGCAATCCAAAGAAGAACTGGCTTTATCGTGAGTTCTACAAACCGTGGAAAGAAGGCAAGCTGGAAGCCCCATACGCTTTTATTCAAGCATTGGTGCAGGATAATCCCTACGCTACCGAGGACTACATAGATACGCTCCGCAATACCAGGGACAAAGTGACAAAGGAGCGCTTGTACTATGGTAATTGGGAGTATGACAACGACCCGACAGCACTCTGTGATTATGATGCCATTTGTGACCTATTCGCAAATGAGCACGTAAAACCGATAGGATTATCGACGGGAGCAGCTGACCTTGCCATGAAAGGACGCGACCGTTTTGTCGGGGGGCACTGGGTGGGTAATGTGTGTTATATCCGGTTAGACCAGGAATATAGCACGGGTAAATCTATTGAGACGGACCTTAAAAACATGATGATACAGTGGAAGATTCCACGTAGCATGATGGTAGTTGATAGTGATGGACTTGGAAGCTACCTTGAAAGTTATTTGAATGGCATCAAAGAATTTCATGGTGGTAACCGACCTATTAATCCAGAGTACGACAATCTGAAGTCTGAATGTGCATTTAAGCTTGCAGAACTAATAAATAATCGGCAGATAAGGGTTATATGTACGGAAGTGCAAAGAGAGCGCATAATGGAAGAATTGGCTGTTTTGAAGCAAGACCATATAGATGCTGATACCCGAAAGAAAGGGATAATTAACAAGGAGAAAATGAAAGAGATACTTGGTCATTCTCCGGATTACCTCGACATGTTGATAATGGCAATGCTTTTCCGTATAAAACCGATACCTAAAAGACCAAAAGCAAAATTAGGACAGATATGACAGTAAAAGAGTTTTTGATATTGAGTAACGTGGCGAGCAATGCTGCTGAACTGTTGGATCAGATAGGGAAGTTGCCTAAACCGGACTTTGTCGCAGGTGTAAGAGTTCCGGAGACTCTGAATGACCTCACTATAGGTCAGCTGATGGAACTACAATCCATACGCAATGGAATAGATTGTATAATGGTTCCATGCCGTGTTGTCCTTGGTTTGTCTATTGATAAGATAGAGAAGTGTGGGGCAGCGGATATTTTGGGATTCTCCACATGGGTAACCAAGGAGGTTGAACGTATTACCAAGCTTTTTGAAACTACGAGCGTAGTACCGACTCCGGAAGAAAGACGTGCCGGAGTGGATAAGCTTTCGTTCGGGTTGTTTGGCTTGGTGGATTACTATGCTACCCGCATGGGGATAACTGACCATGAGCAGGTAGAATGTGTTCCATGGGTGAGGGTATATAAATGCCTTGACATGGATGCAGAGAAAATACGCTATGAACGTCGATTACGGGAAATATATCAAAATATATCAGAATAAGCAATGAATACAAGTGTAGAAAGGAAGATAGCTTCTGTTGCAGAAAAGCTGGAAGGAGTCACCTATTTGTTCGATAACTGGGCGACCGCCAATGTCAGGTTGGATAAGATGCCATTGCCGGCCATTATAAATTTGCTTCCTATATCCGGGAAATTCGTCATATCAAGAACACAGCTAAGGGATTCTCCTAACTGCATGATAGCATTTGCTGATAAGGCCAAATTTGATTTCGATGGGGTGGAGAATGATGAGGTCATTGAGAGATGCAAAGGATATGCGGTTCAGTTTATCCGTGAGTTGAATCGGAGCGAGCTGTTTGAGTGGGTGAGCGATGAGGTACCTTATTCCGTTTTCTATGATAAGCTGGATGTAAATGTTACCGGAATAGTAATAGAATTGAAATTGAAAGAGGTTCAAGGAGCGCCCATGTGCTAGTTATGGAAGATAGGAGGAAAGAGGTAAAGGCGATATTGTGTGAGGAGTTGGATAATCTTCGGCAGCGCATCATAGAAAATCATATACGGGCTGGGCAGCGTGCAAGTGGCAAAACTATCAAGAGCCTGCACGTTGTCGTGGATGATAATCATGGTACTCTTTATGGTCGTCAAGCGTTCGGAGTTCTGGAGGTGGGACGTGCCTCGGGGAAAGTACCGAAAGGATTCTATAAGATTATTCAGCAATGGATGATAGACAAGGGGATCCAAGTGGAGAGACCAAGGTCATTTGCATACCTTGTGGCCCGGAAGATAGCAACAGAGGGCACATCACTTTATCGCTCTGGTACGTACGAGGATATATATACAACGAACGTGGAGCAAACAATACGGGACATTATGGACCGTGTGTTTGGTATACTCGTTGATGATGTGACACATATAAATCTACATAGTAATGAGAACTCATAAGATAGGGGAAACAACCATAGAATATCCGGATGAAATATCTTTCTGTTTTAATCCGGTAGTGATAAACATTTACGGGCATGCTTGGGATTACGTGGAGGTGACGGTGACTGATATCGTTTCTGAAATTTCATACAAGGAGAAGAGGGCTCTGTTTAATAATGCATGCTTTTTTGATGTGTCGTTTTACATGCAGTCTACATTTGACACTGTAGAATTTGGGAAAATTGATTATTCACAGACGGTTCCGAAAGATAGCGGGGTAGGACGTGTGTTCTCTGTAGATATTGACTTTTATTCGGACAGTTCAATGTCTGAAAGTTTTCAATTCAATACGTTCATCATTTGGGGGGCAATGAAGGTGGGTGAACGGTATAATGGAAATCGTATATTGACGTGGTTTAAAAACCTTCCGTTTACGGTAGGAATGTATACGGCCGGTAATGCTAATGTGACTGTGACCGCTGACAGCATTTCTTTACCAGCTATTACATTGTCTGAAAGAAAGGTGTATAATATTACTCTGAATGGAATTGATGCAAACAATGAGGTCGTATTGAAATTGCCGGGAACGAGTGTGGGGGCAAACGTGTTCGACAATACATTTGATTTTACTTTTCATGCATTGACGAATATGGCTGTAAACGTGAGGCTTTTAGTTGATGAATGCACGGATGGAATTTATTTACGTTGGATAAATCGTCATGGCTTTTATTGCTATTGGTTGTTTAAACGTGGTGATGAGGGCAAACAAATTGCCAATGATGGTGAATTCATTCGTAATAATATGCAAGACTATAACTATGTTAATGGCTATCATGGAGGTTCAGGACGTAAGCAGAGAAAAACAGAAGAGAATACATTGTTGGTGTGTGCTCCTTTAGTGGACTCTGAAACGTTTGACTTCTTGTTTCAACTCGCGTTGTCACCCATCGTTGATATGTATGCAGGTAAAAATGTGAATGGAGTTGATAGCTGGAAGGCAGTGAATGTATCTGTTGGTAATTTCAATAAGACAAGAGCCGTATTGCAGGATTTCGTAGCAACAATCATATTACCAGAAACAAGAGTACAAAGCTTATGAGAAACGATATGCTATTCATTGGTGATAAACTGATGGATTTGGATGATGATACCAAAGTAACGCTCAATTTCAAAAGTAATATATTTACGGATTTGAGTAAGATTATAAGTAATAATTCTTATACTATCAAACTTCCGAATACTATACGTAATCAGTGTGCAATCATGCATGCTGATTTACCTTCATGCGACATCGTTTATCCTAGAATTAAACTGAATGCTTGTTATTTTCGTAACGGGATAGAGATACTCAATAACGCAACTGCGGTCTTATTGTCTACATCGGATGTTTTTGAATTTGCTCTTTCATGGGGTAATGTCTCTAGAT